TCAATATTTTTCTACATCAATATGATATAAGTGTGGGAGTTCGGACAACTCGTCAATAATTAAGGATGGAATAGCCATATTAATTTCGATCGTTCTTTCTTTATCTTTTTTACCTTTATTTTCTTTGGTTTCTTGTATTTTAATTTCATCCAACAACTCTAACACTTCATCAAATGAAAAATACTCTTTCCCTGCCATTTCTAAAACTTTTTCATATCTTAGTTTAATTTCATCTTTCATCTTTTCTAAGTAAGCTGGTGAGTTTTCAAATAATTCTTTTTCAAGTTTTTTCTTCTCATCTTCTAATTCTTCAATTCTTTTTTCAGTAGCATCTTTAATTGTTTGACTTGCATCAGAACTTAAGAAATTATTAAATAACTTAGTCACTTCATTTGATTTTTCATCAATTTTACCTTGTATCTCTTTCCGTACTACATCAATTTCGCTTATACGTTCATCAATTTCATCCAACATAAAGTCTCTTGCTGTTTTTTCATGACCTGTTTTTATACTTAATGAATGAGGAAGGGTTGTTTGACCAAATTTAACAAGTATTCGTTCTAATACATTATGTGAAATTCCTTTGTTGTCACATGTTTTTTGGTATCTTTTCCCTCTGCACATATAGATGTACTCTTTTACTTTTTCACCGGCTCTAAATTTGTGTGCTGTATGACGGATATACTCATTTCCACATTTATCACAAAACATTTTCCCATGAAAAATATTTTCAATCCGTCTACCGCCTTTTGTTTCACCAGTTTTGGTTTCAAGGGTGCGATTATCCAGTATTTCATTTGCTTTATCCCAAGTTTCTTCATCAATGATAACTGGTATAACGCCTTCGTGTGTTATCCATTCATCTTCAGGACGATGTATTTTTCTATTGCTTCCTGTGATTCCTGTTGAAGTCCATTTATTACTAACAAGCCATCCCTTGTACTTTTCATTCCTTATCATTCGTCTAATTTGATCAGATCTCCATTTCTTACCTTTCTTGCTTTTTAAACCTCTCTCGTTTAATTCAACAGCAATTAAAGTTGCACCCATATTTTTATTAGCGTACATATCAAAAATTTCTCTTACAATTTCAGCTTCTTTTTCCACAATAGAAACTTCTTTAGTGTTAGGATCATAACTGTATCCATATAAAGGAACAGTCATATGGAATATACCTTTTTTTGCACGTTGTTTATACGCCCATTCTACTTTTTTTGATCTGTCCAATGACTCCTGTTGTGCAAAAAGAAGTAGAATACCTGTTCTCAATTCCCAATCATTTTCTTCTGTAGAGAATCCTGCATTTTCAAAAACTATATATACTCCTTTTTCCCTAAGATTACGAATAGTTTTAGTAATATCAACATTTCTAGAAAATCTTGTTACATCCTTTGTAATAATGTATTTAAACTTTGGTTTTCTATATGATAAATAAAAATCAATATCGTTTGTGTTTTCATTTTTAACAACTTCTAACCCTGCATCGTGTATCATTTCTAAAAATGCCTTTCTCTTGGTTGAAGTAGCTGACAATCCTTCATCCGCATATATCTTGGTAAGGTCATAATCATTTCTTGAACAGTAAGATGTATAATAATCTTTTTGATTTTTCATGGAAGTTAATTGTTCTTCGTGATTTGTACTAACTCTTGTATAAACAGCAACTTTTTCTTTTTTCATTGTCAAACACCTCCATATATCACAATAATAGCAAAGGATGTTTGAGAATACTACAAATGATATAACTATACCTCAGCTATATTCTTTTCTTATTCTTCTTCATCATTAAAAATTCTTTCAATTATCAATCTATCGTCATGGACTTTAATTAAATTGCTTCTTTTTATCTGATTATCAAAGATATCTTGAGCTTTATTTAATGCATCTTCAGAAGTTTCACCTGTAACTTCTACACTCAATACTGCTGTTTCTGCTGCAAACACTTCATACTGTTTCATTATCGCATTCCTCCAAAAAAATAATTTGCTACAAAATAAATGGAAAAAAACTCTGCAACATGATTCAAAACTATCACAACTTTAGACACAAAACAATTAATTTCGCTAAATTTATTGACTTTTTTTAATACATAAATTATAATATATTACTTTTTTAAATTATCTTTACCGGTTTTTTAAATAAATTTATTGTCTCAAAGTATTGCTATATCAACTTATAATTTTATTACATAAATTAAATTACATTTTATCGTTGTTATGAAATTACAAATATATGGTTGTTTTGTAAAAGTACTAGTATAATAAGGTTAAATGATTTACGAGAAAGGATAGGTAGAAATGAGCATTAATAAATTAAGAAGTGCATTATATAAAACTGCTAAGATTCTTGGAGACATTAATGCTGTTAAACGGGGAACAGTAGGAAAGAGAGTTGGAAGGAGAATTGCAGGTAAAGGAACAGGGAGATTATTAGGGAAATTATTTAAATGAAGAGAGCAGGAATTAAACCTGCTCTTTATTTATTTTGAATTATTTTTCTATATCCGATTGGTTAGTCATGACATGTCATGATATACTAAGGTTAACAAATCAAACAGATGCGAACGAGAAGTAAATTGAAGAAGAAAAATATCATAAAGCCCCTATCTGGAGGACGATTGAATTGGATAAAAAAATGCAAGTTAGAATACCGAATGAATTGTATGATCAGTTTAAAAAAGAAGCAAAGGACAACGCTCAAACCCCTTCTCTGTTGGTGCGAAAGTGGATTGAAGAGTACGTGGAAAATAACAAAAAGTAATTCACTTTATTGTATTTACATGTCATGACAAATAATTTATAATAAAGATAGAATGTTAGACAACACAGACAAAATAAACACCACAGGTAGCAGCCATCCCCGGAAGGAGAATGAACAATGAAAACATGGGAGCGCAAGGATAAAGACGGATATCTTTTATACGAGGTCAACGAAGTAAAATTTGATGGGGATTTACACGAATTTATGGTTGTAAAAGAAAATGGCGAAGTGGTAGCGACAATCACACCTGCTGACTTAGATAACCAAGAAAAAATCATTAAGGATCTTGATAACGGAAAAGATGTTGACGGTTGGAAAGACGGACGAGGGAATACGATTAGCATTTAATAAAAAGGAGAGATTCCCTCGTCCAAACTAAAAAACGCCTTGATTTTAAAGTGAATAATTTATGGGAGTATTAGAAGGATCTAGTGACATTAGACAAAAATACCCCACTCACTTTTTAGTAAGTAGGGTAAATTGGGATATATTTATATTTTAAACCTAACACCTCTTTTCTCCAATCTTTTAACTTGCTCTGTAGATATGTATTTAGAAATTCTCTTCATTTCTTTTTTATCAAGCTTATGTTTAACATCAAAGTTAAAAGTGCTGTTTAAATTAATTTCATTTGAAACCTCAGTATTATTATTTGTATTATTATTGTTTGTTGTGTCTCCTCTATTAATATTGTCTTGCAGCCTGTTGTAAACAGCATCAGCAAAAGGATTCATTTCATCTCCTACTAATGGCATTATAGCTTCTTTCCCTGCTTCACCAAGCCCTGCAATAGTAGGCTCATCAAAGATACCGCCTTTTCTGTGCCATGAAACATTAAAATCAGGATATGGAATACCCCAACTGTTTTCTTTCATATCTACTGAAACGTTAGGAATTTTGGGCTTTGGTATGCTCCAAGAAAAATTGAAAGCATCCTTAATATTTTCAATCATTCTGAGTACCGTATCTTTAGCTGTTGTAATTGGATTCGAAATAGCATTTTTAATCTTGTTAAAAATACGTTCTGCTGTTGAGTAAATTGAATCAAATGTACTTGAGACATTGCTTTTCATAGTTTCAATTGTATTTTTTACACTACTGGAAGTGTCGCTAATTAGATTAGATACAGTTGATTTGATATTATCCCAAATATTGGAAAATGTATCAGAAATAGAGGACAGAATATTTGATGTAGTAGAAGAGATAGAGTCAAGGGTACTTGATATAGTATCTTCTGTTTCACTAATTGCTGATTCCACTGCCGAGTAAATACCTTCCCAAATATCTCCAAATATTTCAGAAATAGCCGTGAGAACAGTATTTACGACTGTTTCTATAGTATTGAGCGCTTGAGATATAACAGCTTCTAAGACTTCTAGGACACCTTCTGTAAGCTGTTGAATACCTTCCCATGCTTTTTCCCAATCACCAGTCAATATACCTAGCACCGTATCAAAAATGCCTTGAATGATATCTAGCGCACCTTGTATGATTGTTGTCATATTTTCCCAAGTATTTGTAGCATACTCAATAAGAGTATCGCCAAACATACTCCATAATTCTGTAGCGATTTCAACTATAGTATTAAATATTTCTTCAATAGTTGTTGCGAATTCAGTTAATGTTTGTTTTATCTCATCAAATGTAACGCCTGTTTCATCTGACATAGTGCCAATATTTTCTTTAAACCAGTTTATAATTTCTTCAATATAAGCAAATGTGCTTTCCATTGCATCTTGCAAAACAGGTAAAGCCGATTCTGCAACATCCATAAGTGTTTCACCAATTGGCATTAAAGCAGTCATGGCACTATCTTTAAACATTTGAAAACGCTCACCAAGTGTAAGGGTATCTTCTCCAGCTTTATCAATTGTTTCGGAACTTCCTGCAATTGTTTCTTCTAATTCTTCAATAGAGAATGCACCTGATTGAATCATTTCTGCTAATTCGGGACCAGCACGTTTACCGAATGTATCAATAGCAAGTTGTGTGGCATCACTAGAATCGCCCATGTTTTCAATTTCTTCAACAACTCCGGGTAATACCTCGGCTGGATCTTGACCACTTTCAGCAATGTTTGCAATACCTTTTGAAAAAGCAGACATAGCAGTATCAGCATCATAACCTGCTGCTTCAAGGTTCCCCATGAGTAATGCAGCGTCATCATATTCCATGCCTGCTTGCCTCATCGTAGCACCATGCTGATCCATTTGATTCATTAAGTCACCGACACCAGCGCCAGTTGTTTGAGCAATTTTCCACAAGTTGTCCATTTTCTCGGCTGATTCTTCAGCACCAATGCCCCATGATTCAAAACCTCTTGAACCACTTTCAATGAGTTCATCAGATGCTTCACCACTAATACGAGATAAATCAAGATATTGTTTAGAAAGCTCTTCTAATTCCTCTCCTGATTCGCCTGTCCTAGTATTTAAATCTGCTAAAGCTGTTGCTACTTCCTCAGAATCTTGCGGTACATCTTTAAATACATTCTTAAAACTATCTTCTAAATCAGCTAAATCATCACCTGTTGCACCTGTACCAGTTCTAATAATATTACTTGCTTCCTCAAAATCTTGACCAGCGTTAAAAGCAGCAGTTCCTATTCCAACTAGAGCTGTTCCTAGTCCGGCAACTGCTCCCATTACACCACCAGCCAAGACTTTTCCCATTTTAGAACCTTTTTTCTCGGTATTTTCCATGCCTTTTCCAGCTTCTTTTAAGCCTTTTGTAAGTTGTGAATCATCAACTTTTATTTCAGCTTGATAGCTTCCTAAATCATATGCCATGAATTATTCACCCCCTTTCTTTGTGGAGGTGTAACCAGTAAGCGAACGAATAGCATTAATATCAGCGTCCACTCTAGGATTCATGTAACGATAAGCTTTACTTAGATATTCTCTGCCTTCTTCAGATTTCTGTAATTCTTTAATGTGTGCTTGTTTTATGTAAGCAAGAAAATGTGAATGAGGAAGATTCATAATCTGTTCGTGAGAGAAATGATAATAATGAGCCAGTAAAGCAAAATCACTGAATAGTTCATATTCATCTTTATCTCCATACAAAAAACCCCCACTATCCTTTTTACCTGTTGGATAGTAGGGAACTTTTAGTTTTTTGACGTTGCATTCTCTTGTACTTTATCTTTATATAACTCAACAATCTTACGCATTTGTGAAATACTGACGTTATTTTCTACAAACTTTTGATCAATTTCTCTTGAATTATCTTGCTGTAAAATCAACGTTGCCATTTTTACAAATAAATTAAATTGCTCCTTGTTAGATTTGGATTTACTTGCCTTTTGCTCAAAATCAAGTAATTGATTCACTAGAGCAACAGTAGGCTCTGCTGGAATAGTAAATGTATCATCCTCTGAAAATTTAAGTTCTAAAGGCTCTGCTGTTAAAATAGAAAGATCAATAATATTGCTCATGTGTCATGTCTCCTTTGTGATTTAGATTTTTTAAATTTGATTGCGCAATCAAACTTGATATATAAAATAAAAAAAGAGAGTGAATAATTTCACCCTCATTTAATCAATTAAAGCTCTTCCGTAATTCGTACAATATTTCCATCACTCTTGCTGTCATCAGCTAGTAAAGTAAACTCCATGTTAAAAACTGATTCAGCTTCAGGGGAGAATGTCATTTCAAGACCGCTTCTATTCTGAGCTTTCCACATATCAACGTATATATCTTTTCCATCCTGACGTTTCTCATGGACAAAACGTAATTGCTTAACAGGAACAGATGTTTTACCTCCAAGTCCTAACGTACGTTCCGTTACATTCCCATCTGCATCCTCTTCTTCATTATAAAAGCCAGGTAAAAATTCACTAATCTTTGATAAATCAAAAGTTACCACACCACAATTAAAATTTGTCGATTCCGAGGTCATGAATGAAGCAAGAATTTGATTGTGTTTACCCCCTCTTACATCAGCGAATTCACCAGAGTAATTTAGGGTCGCTTCCCCGGAACTTTCTCCAATTTTTACCAGTGCATCTTCAATTTCTTCGTCTGTCGCACTATCAACATCAATATCATCCGGTACAATAAAAATTTCACCTGCACCAAATAAAATGGACTGTTCTTCTGCCATTTATAATCATTCCTTTCACAATTTAAATTATTAAAGTTAAATATAATAAAAAAATCTACCCCTTTACACGGACTAGAAAGTACTGAATCTGTTCAAATACATTTTCATTTTCGTGATACTGTAAGCTCCCACCATTTTGTAATTGTGAGTTAAGAACTACTGTATCATTAACTACATTTGACGGTCTTTCCACATAAGGCTTTGTAAAGTCTAATAATTTAAGCAATCTATCTGAAATCTGAGACATAAGAATATCATCAGATGAAACAAGTATAACTTGCACACGATAATCAGAAGTCATTACAGCCTGTGAAAATGGCTCAACTCGGTAAACGATATAAGGATAGTCAATAAAACTGCCTTTGTCATTTACTTGATGTGGGGAAAAAGACTGGGGACGACCAAGAAATATTTTTAGCCGTTCTTCTTGAGGGGAATGTTCAAGTAACTCACATAATTCAGTATCAGCGTTTAAATATTGATATATTTCTGTCATCATGATGTTTTCATTCCATCCTGAATCATCTTTTGCATTTGCTGCATATTCATTTCAATTGAATCTCTAATATATGGTTGACCTTGAGTCTGTTTCACTAAAGAACCTTCATGTACAGCTTCAGCATATTCCACATTATTAGTTCCAACTGTAATACTGCTTGAATCATCATTATGTTCAGCTTCAGCATTTGTATTTCTTCTCAAATGTCCAGTTAAAACCGGTGCTTTTTGTTTTGCTTCACGCTCCAGCAACATTGAAATATCTGTTGCTACTTTTTCTCTTTTTTGCCTTACATCTTGTATTGCTTTGTCTATGTTAAGAGCCATATCACATGTCTCCTTTCTTTAACATGACTTCATAATGCTTGTCATACCGCAAACACTCTGTAACATGATATTTTTCATCTTCATATGTAATTGTTTCACCTATTTTAATTCTCTCGTTTGGTTCACAGAAAACTCTATGAGTCACTTCAATATATAATCCATAGTTATGTTCTGCCAATTGAGCAGAATAAGGTTCAAGCTCACCTAAAAAATGACGGTACTCATAATCTGTTTCAGCGTAAATAGGACGATCTAACTCATCATAGTCAACAATTTCGCCCTCAATTTCTTCAACGATATAAAAATCTTTTGTAAGTCTCATATGTATCTCATCCGTTTATGGCTGTTTAAAGCTTTGATAAGATGATCAGGTATAAGATCACGATATGTTTCACTAAGACTTCCTTTTGATTCAGAGGAAATATTCTCAATGCCATTATTTCGATACAAATAAACTGTCATATCCTCAACAATTGCGGATTGAACCTCATTAAGCTCCTCAATATTACAATATTGTTTAACAAATGATTCAGCCCGACTTATATAGAGATTCAATAAATCATCTTTTGAATCATCACTAATACCAATGATTAGTTTAATATTCGTAAGTGAAGCCATGTTATCACCTCACCTTTATTCTGACTTCTTTTCTGCTGTTTCAGCTTTTGTTGCTGATTCAGTTGTGTTTTGTTTCGGTTTATTTTCAACCTTCTCAGTTTCAGGTTGTTTGTTGTCCTGCTTATCATCTTCAACCTTTTCATCTTTTTTAGGTTGCGTTTTTGGTTTTGTTTTAGCTTTTTGTTTTACTTCTTCATAATTCGGATCATTTTTACAGCGTTTAATATGTGCTGGATGCAAAACATCCCAAGTTAAACCTGTTTTTTTATTTTTAAATTTCATTGTTTCACCCTTTCAGAAAACATTAAAAAAGAGATAGAGTAATGACTCTATCCCTTTAAATATAGTATGTGAAATTATTATCCAATGGAGGCTGTAAGTACTGCCATTGCTTCAGGACGAAGAGCAGTAGCACCATATACAGACAATCCACGTACACCGTCTGCAAACTGGCTTTCAAGTCGAAGTGCTTCAACATCATCTACTTGAGTATCATGACCAATAGCCGAACGATGCATAGCAATTACTTTGTAATCACCGTTTTCGTTAGTGGAAAGCTCCTCAGAGACTACAACTTGCATACCGTTGATTACTTGACCTTCAACGACACCATTTTCAAGTACTGTTGGATTAGAAGAAAAGCGGTCATCTTTTGAAAGCAATCCAAGATATTCAGCGTTTACAACTACATAACGATCATTCTTAGGTACTTTCTTCTTAGAAAGCTTAGTACCGAGATCAACAATGTAGTCATATGCATTATCTTTTGTTACGCTTTCCGGTTCAGTGTCGTCACCAATAACATTATCTTCATGTGCTTCAGTGTACAGACCAAACACGTAAGAATCTACTTCTTCTTGAATACTTCCAGATGCATTTGAAACAAATGTATCAACCATATCCCCTGAAGCTTGAACTGCATCAACATCATCAACTGAAAATGCAAAGTATTTTTTCTGATCAAGGTTCAAATCTACAGCTGTAGTAGAAACTTCTTCCCAATTAATAGATCCATCGTAATCAGAAACAGTAACATCTCCTGCTTTATTGAATGTTACTGTTTTTCCTTCTGTTCTTGTTGGTGCAGTAGTAATAGCTGCTGCTACACTTTCCTTTGTAAAATTCCCCATTAGACGTGCTTCCCAAACTGTTGGTAAGAAACTATTTACTGACATTATTACATCATTCCTTTTCTGAATTAATTATTTTTGCTTTTTCTTTATCGTCTTAAAGCTTAAAAAAGACATAAAAAAATAGACATGGCTCATTAACCAAGTCCTTACATGTCAAATTTACGATTTACTTTTATTTTGCTTGCTTTAATGCTTCATTCACTACATCTTGATCTAATGAAGCAATTTCCTCAGTAGACATACTTTGAAGCTGTTCAAAGGTAATTGATTTTTTATTTTCATTGTTACCACCTTTTGGTTCATGACCATTAGACTTTAGCTTTTCATTCACAGTAGTTTGTAAATGATTAGACCAAATTTCCTTGAACGTATTAAGATTCTCCTCTGTTGCTTGCTTACTCTTTGTTCCTGTCTCATCATCATCCGATTCAATTTTAATGAAATAATCAATCAAATCGGTCGGTAATGAATTATCAGTAGCAAACTTGAAAGAAGAGTTTCTCAGTGACTCTTTGAGCTTATCACGCTTAATTGCTTCAATTTCTTTCTTCATTTCATCCATAGCAATGTCTTTATCATCCTTATCAGATGTGCGCTTTTGAAGCTCATCAGAAATGATCTTTTCAAGGTTCTTTGACTTCCAGCTTTCAAGCGATTTTGCATGATATTTATCAAGCATCGGTTGTAACAACTTCTTACCTTCATCAGTATCAAGAAATTCATTAACCCCATCAACTGTAATTTCCTTTTCAGGTGCAATACCGTTAATGTAGTCCTTTACTTCTTGATCTTCTTTATTTGCTTCAATCCATTGTTTAATTTCTTCTAAATTCATATGTACTTAACCTCCATAGACCATACAGTATTGTAATCAATCCTGCATGTTCTTTTGTTTTTTATTGAACAGTTTAACGACCTATTCAGGTCAAAACCATTGATATATCAATGTTAACCACTTTGAAAGTGATTAAATTTAAACTTCAATACCCTTATCCTTAGCCCATTCTTTATACGATTGATTTTTTACATATTCCTTTGTTTCGTTGTCCTTGCGCATATCAGAGCCTAAATTATTAGGAATGACAGGGATAATATCACACCGGCAATTTGGATGAAAAGGCACGATAGGTCTTGCAGAATCATCAATGTTCCAAACTTGCCGATCCAACTCAGCACAGTCCGAACACGTATTTCCTTCTAATGTAGCTAACCACTGTACCTGTTCAATACCATTCTGTTTGTACACATTTTCTCTTGCTTCAGTAATTATGTATGCTGTCTCAGTACGGACAAGTCTTTGTGACTGGAAACGCTTTGTGCCAAACTCCTCATCAAATAACTTTGCCATCTTTTTAATGTTCTGACCTTCTCTAATTCCTCTTTCAAGATTTCTTTTAAGTGAATCTTTTAAAGCTGCTTGGTTTCTCCAAATGCGGTCAGAAAATATAGCCCCCGACCAGTCTTGTTTAATAAACTGATTAACAATTGAATCATTAAGCTTTTTAAAATTAATAGCTAAGTCAGTGTTTTGATCCATTGTAAAAGCTGTTTGATGATAAGATTTTCTATATGTACTTGCTAATACAGCAGTCATTGTTGCTACTTCAAGCGCACCAATTGTTTCTGATTCCTCTTCAATCGTTTCATTAATTTCTCGCATAGTTCCCGATGTGACAGCAGAAGAATAATCAATTTCTCCATCTTCATTAGAGTGCTTTTTATAAAGTTTGAATATTAACTTTTCAAGCTTTTCTTTAGATACATCATACTGTTCTAATACTTTTTTATAATCCTGATCTGATTCATCCAACAACTGAGCCAATACATTTAATAGTTCATCTTCAAGCATGATTAATCACCTGCTTGATTCATTCTATTCTGATTTAGTTGTTGCAAATTTGATTCAAGATCCATGCTATCTTGTGCTTCTTGTAGTTTCTTTATTTCGTTTTCTGGATGTTGAATACGTGGATGCCAGCTTAGAAGTGTTTCAGTTGGTATAATGTTAAACAGTTTTACAATTTGATCAGTAATTCCACTCTCATCAGATGGAATGTTACGAGTAAACTTAAATCGAATATCAGCAGGATCATAAGACTTGCCTTGCATATTCAAAATTTTCGTAATCATTCTGATACGTTTCCGCAAAGCCTTTTCCATTTTACGTTCTTTCATGGCTGACTTCGTTTCTAATCCGAAAAGATGCCACTTAAGCGCTTGACTAGATAAATTACTTTGGAAACCTTCACTAGTTAATCTTGGTGTATCACTATGTTCATGAATCATGTTATCAAGAGTTTCAAATAAGTTATTCTGAAATTCAGAATCAGCATCTTTGGTAAGAAACTTAGCTTGGGTAACATCTTCAAGCAACAAAGCACCGTTTTGTTTCATCTTCTCCAAGTCTTCCTTAGTAGTCCCTTGCATTCCTCCAAGTACAAGAAAAGCGTTAACCCATGATTCCACAGAATTTACACTATCAGATAATAATTTATCAATGCTGTCGACCAATGAAATGAATTCTTCAAAGTCTCCTATTTCTTCTTCCGAATTTTGATAAATAGAAACAGGCACTTCACCGAAATAATGTTCTTTATTCCTTTCATTTAGATCAGGCTTGAATGTTTTCCCTTTATCAGTTGAAGTAAAATAATAAATATCTTCAGTATCATATACCTCAATCTTCATGATTTTCTGATTATCTTTATCTCTTATTGTCCAATAACGACCAGCAAAGAGAATGTCACCATTAATATCCTGCTCAACAAACATTTCAAGAGGAGAGTAATGCTTAAAACGTGTAAATCCATTTCTATCTATGTAATATAGCTCATAACACTTGCCAAAAATGGAAAAGTTCTTTGCTAATTCTGCGTTTTCATCTTCTTCATTGTTTAAGTAATTGATTAACTTCAACTCATTCAGAAAATCTTCATTATCTGATTTAGAAACATAAGAAATTGGAACGCTGGCAAAGTAACCAAGCATAGTATTAATAATTTTCTTAGGATATTGAGCAACAATTTTATTATTTGGTTTCTCTGGATCAGGTAACTTGCGATAAAGAATATCATGCTTTCCAACATAATAATTGTAGAGCTTTTGATAATGCGGTAACTCTTGTTTGTGTTTCTTAATTGCTTCTTTTAATTGTTCATGTGTAACCAATGTATCACCTTCCTTTTATTAAATTCCTAATACTTTGCGGTCAAATGTCTGAATACGTTTATTCTTCTTGAGCATTTGAACAGCACCAAATAGACTATCCGGGCAATCATCGTACTTGCTTTTGCTTGAATAGTCTTTGATTTGAGTATTGTATGCATGGTTATCAGGGTTAAAGAGAATATCACCTGCATTGACTTCAGGCTGTAAACTCTCTATTCTTGATTCTTTCTTGCCTTTAGAGTTAACACCCATAATAGGCAGATAGATATTGTTATTCCACAGAGTTTCTTCAAACTTTGTCTTCATATAGGATTGAGCCTGTATAGATTCAAAACCAATGCGGTCAACTGGGATATCATTTATTTTATTTGCCGCTATTTTAAATAATTCATCCGGCAATACTTTATGCATACTGCCATCTATGACATATTTCTGTTTTGTTTTCTTATGTTCACCTAAAATAGTTATTGCAGAGAAGTCATTTCTTTTTCCTGCTTTAATGGCAGGATCTATGTACATGACAATATCCATTTCAGATAATTCAGGAAGCTCTTTATAATACTGAAGCTTTTGAAATATGTATTCACCCGCTGATTTAGGTTCATTCATTAACTCTTTCCAAAATGATATTTCACCGTCATCTATTTTCTTTTTCATTAATTCGTAATAAGACCAACGTTCAGACCATAATACAGAAGTGCCTTTTAACATTTCCCCTTTATGAGCATTAAAAAAAGACAGGGCAGTTTGTTCCCTATCTTCATCTTCCCTATTGGTATATAAAGATTCCCATTCTGACCATAAATCAATAGCATCACTAAATGATGTAACTGCTTGCTTTCTCACTTTCTTCCAGCCTGTTGTAGAAGGATCAAGAATATCTGATATTAAATCATCTTCACTTAATGTTGTACCGACTAGGAGAAAGTTTGAATAGGAGTCACCCAGATTTAAAACCGATTCTTTAAACAAGTTTTTAACCTTTTCATTCTTTGATTCACTTTCAACCATTCCATCAGTTACCATGTCATCACAGAGAACTAATTCAGGACGAATACCTTTCCATTTGATACCTCTTAATGTACCTAGAATACCACGTGCCATAATTGCAGAATCATTCTTTAACCAAATCTCTTGTGCTGACCATTTTTCAGATGACTTTAGTTCTCCAAAATCTTCAATGATTGCATCATTTGATACTAATTCAGCTTTTATATCATTCATTAGTGAAACAGCAAGATCATCTGAAGCAGATAATAATAAAACAAATTGGATACGCTTGAAGAGAATCAAGTGTAATGGAGTTAAGAATGATACTATAGTGGATTTACCGTGGTTACGTGGTACAGCATATATTAAACGCTGCCCTTCTTTATGTAGTAACTCATCAAGTTCATCTAATAATTCTCGTTGAAAGTTTCCAAATGAACGCCAAAATACTTTAGGGAAATAAGCAAGTGCAAAATATTCTACATCTAATTCTGCTAATTTTTTACGTAAACCATTTTGACCAGTTAAATTATTTTTATGTGATGAGAGTAGTTGTTTTATTTCTGATTGATTAAAATGCTTCTTTAGATATGTAAGAAGGAGTTGTTTTTCTTTTTTGCTTAGTTGATTAGATTGATTTGTTTTATTTGTTGGCAATGTATCACCCCTTTCTCATTGGATTGATTAATGTTATGTAAGGCAATATTATAGATTGTAATATTAATGAATGTAATATGAATTTTTAAGGGCAGAAAATACGGCAGATTTTTTTAGAAGTGTTGTTGTAGAGACTCTTTGCTGTCATTAGAATCCCCCACCCTTTTCATTTTCCAATTTGAATTACAGATAAAAAGAAAAGACAACCACTATTTGTGATTGCCTTTCATTCATATAAGTCTTCTAATGCTTCGGCTTGTTCCTCTTCTGTACTCTTACTGTACACATAAAGTGTATTAATATTTGAATGACCAAGTATATCTTTAACCATAACCAAATCTTTCTTTTTATTTCTTATTAATTCAGTAGCTAATTGATGCCGTAACATATGAGGAGTTACTTTCTTTTTAATACCTGCTTTCTTTCTATACCTATCAATTAATTTCCTAACTCCATCATCACTCATTGCACCACGTTGACCAATAAAAAGTTTATCACTGTCTGTTTCTCTTCGATACAATAAGTAATTGGATATGGCTTTCCTTGCGTCATTGTTCAAAGGAATAACTCTTTCCTTGATACCTTTCCCTTGAATCTTAATACTTCCTTTTCTCTGTGATAATGTAACATCATCCACTGTTAAAGAAGTACATTCATGAACACGTATTCCAGTAGCCATAAGCAGTTCAATGATAGCAATATACAAAGGATTATCTGTTGAATGAATCATACGTCTGAACTTATTAAACTCATTCTTACTTAGAGTCTTAGGTGCTGTAGCTTTACTTTCTTTCTTAACTCTAACTGACTTTGATATGTCTTTCTCAATGTATCCTCTTTCATATAAGAAATCACAATAACAACGAACAGCAAACATGTATTGAGATACTGTTGAAGCTGATCCTTTTAATTGCTTTTGAAATTCCTTTAAGTCTAATGCTGTAACATTTGTAGGATCATCTTCACCATATTGTTCACTAAGCCAGTCAATAAACTTACTAACTCTCTGTAAGTATGTGCGAATAGTATTATCAGACTTTCCTTGAATATAAGTATGAAATTCATCCAACATAATTAATCCTCCAAACCGTCTTTATTATTATCTAGACAGATTTATTATCTCTAATCGTTCCAATCTATATGTAAATTGTACCATTAAAGATAACATCTATCAAGATAATTATTATTATCTAGACAGTTTGAAAATAAAAAAATAACGCTTACTCTTCTGTATTTTCTTTTTCACCCTGCTGCTTATCAGATTGATCTTCTTCCTTACTATCTAACATATCCATAAGCTCATTGTAATCATCATCATTGCTTTTCTTATCTTCAATGACAAGTGTTTTACTATTAAGTCCAGCCTTTTCAAGAATACTATTGAGTGCTTGCAATTGAGCATAAACTTTCTTTGTATCTTCAATTTCACCATTAGCAATTTTAAGCATGTTCTTTGATAATGCTTTAGATGAAACTTTGAATGTATGTAATGCATCCTTGAGTGATTCATTAGATAGCTCTTCAATATATTCTTTCGCTTCAGGTTTCTTTAGTACATCATACAGAGATTTCCTATCAGCATAGCCGTATTTGTCTGTGATTTCTTTTGCTGTGTACATTCCGCTATAATACATTTCAATCATTTCTTTATGACTTTCTTTTAGCATTTACCTCACCCCCTTCTTATAACAATCCGAAACCTCATTTGCCCTATTTATTCCATAATCACTAATATTTCATTTTCCCTTATTTCACTGCATTTCCCGTAAAGCAAAAACACTTTACACCATATTGAAAATTCAATACACACTTTCCCAAAATCCTCACATTTTTGTAAAGCCATTTCACCTTACACTCATCTTAAAATTTTATATCCACATTATTTATTTCCACCACAGATAACTGTAAAGCAAAATCACTTGACAAAACAAAAAGCCATCCATCATTCGGATGACAATACTAAAACATCGGATCATCTAAAAAACCCTTTATATCATATTCTGAACCAAGTAACTTATTAAGCTCAAAACGTACTAGATCTTTAGTTTGTTTACTAGTCTCAGAATGATTATAGACTTCACCTATAAGCATTAATACCTTTTTCGGAATTAGAACATCACTCAAATCTAATGTTACTATACTTTCTGGGTTTTCATAAGACTGAGTACTATTAATTAATTTTAACCGCCTATCAATCAGTTCATTAGTGGTTTTACTATTATGTTTATAACGCCTAATTGTCTTGATAGTATTTAAACACTTGCTAATAAAACTATTCTCAGTTAAATCAATTTTCTCTGCTGGTTTAGGAGGGGATAATTCTTTTTCCTTCTCTAACGTTTTTTTGTACTTCTCAAACATTTCTTGTGCTTTTTTATAGTTCTCTTGCTCTTTCCTTCTCCTTTCAAATTTACTTCCCATATCCGCACCCCTTTTGAGTTAATTCTTTTCCATTTTTATTTTATTGTTTTTGTGATCTATAGCAATTAGCTCATAATTATTTTCCTCAATACATTCAAATTCTTCACTTGATAGAAATATTTTAAATTCTTTTATTTTGGTATCACCATCAAATAAATCAATTACTTCATCAGTTAATTGTATGGGTTTGTTTAATTTATCATCCTTGATATAAATTGATTGGACTGATAATTTCCTTTTACCTGTATTATTTAAAGCTATTTTTAAGTAAAGATGATACATAATTTTATCTTCAGTTACTTGTTCATCGACTATTTTATATCCACCAATACCATCACTTATACCTATAAATGAATGTAAAGAACGCTCAATAAACTGGATGTTCAGCTTAGGTTTATCTATGAAGAAATGATAAATAATAAACAATATTACTGGAACAGCTACACCAGTAATTAAACCTTGAATGTAATCAGCAGTGATATTTATTTCCATGTACTACCTCCCAACAAGTTAATGTTAGAAGGAATAGGTCATATTATCAAGAATTATCTTCTAGGTTGTTTATAAAGTACATTTCAATTTTTGTGAATAAATATTCCATGATCATAATACTTTTTGTTGAGTTTACTTGCGTTCCATAGCTGTAATCAGCACCATGAGCTAAAGCATGTCTACTTAAATATTGTATTGGCTCTAAATGTTTAAAACCTTCAAGTAAGTTATCAACGTAATATTTATCCCACATTTGATCTAACCTGTCATTTTCCACTGCTAAAATTTCTCTAAATGATTCTTTAATACACCGTGTTGAAAACTTACCATTCTTTTCTCTCTTTTCTGGAAACAACTCAGCTAAAATACCTTCAATTTGTGGGAATACAGCAAGAGTTGATAAATAATATAATCCTTGTTTATGAGCTTGAATGATTTGTTCAATAATAATATATCTTTCTTGCAACCATTCAAACGATTTCCACATGTCTAAACATTCATCTAAATGTTCATTATCATATAAGTTAACAATAAATTCATCTAAAATTTGCTCTGCTTCTTTTTCATTTTCTGCACTTTTAATTTCATCTCGAAGTAGTTTAATATAAACAGCGCTCATATGTAATGAGAGAGGAGGGTAATTCAACTTAGCTAATTCTTCTTCAAATTCTTCAAGGGTAAGAGCAGCTTGATTAGCCAATTCAACAATCCTGGTTAGATTAGGCTTCAATGACTCAATAGCGCTTCTAACCTGACTACCAACTTGCTGAACAAATGATTTAGTGACTTTTTCCCATTGTCTTTGATGTTCTAAGATTTGATTTATTACTTGTTGGCTTGGATATGCCTTTGCTGCTATTTCTTGCATAATTTTACGGAACTCTTCATTATGATTACCATTGCTCATTAATAACAAACTCCTTCAAAAAGCTTTGTATTATTTTACCATAGCTTACCTTGAAGGTGGTATTTGTTATAGAAGATTGCGGGACTATTTTCACCTCACTTTACATTTGACAAAAGTATCCATTATAATCCTACAAGGGGATTAATAATGACAAACAATAAAATAAGCTCAATTCGCAATTACTTTTATATTACCTATCCAATAAATGACTTTAAAGATTACGCAGAATTAATCGAAAATAATTTAAAAAAGAAATTACAAGAATTTGAGCAAGAAGCCTCTCAATATTCTGAAGAAGAGCAAGAAGAATATTATGAGTTTTACATCGATGAATGGTATTCTTATAGAGTTACATATGCTCAGACGCACAGAAATTCATTATTTGTTACTATCTATTCTTTCCTAGAAAAAAGAATGTTTGACCGATGTAAGGTGCATGAAGATAATAGTACAAGCCCTATTATAATAAATGATTTAAAAGGCAAAGGTATTGATAAATACAGACTCTATCTAAATAAAATTGCTGGTATTAAAATTGATAACCAGCTTTGGGAGAAAGTAACAAGTTACCAAGACGTCAGAAATAAAATAATTCACAACAATGGCGAGTTAAGTAAAAGTGATACAACATTAAAAGATAAAATTGAAAAGCTGCCCGGATTTTACATCGATAATGATAAGATAAAGCTTGAATCCAACGCTTGTATTGAATTCCTTAATGTAGTGGAAAATCTTCTATTAGATATATTTAATTATAAAAGTTCACAATAAAAGCCAGTTTATTACTGGCTCTTCAATGTGTTTATCTCTTCAAATATCTGTTCAACTTTATTTTCACTATTTTGGTAATATAAAATATTCCCTGATTCTAATGCCAAAAATTCAATAACTTCAAGTACAGGATTCACTATTTCTTTTTCATAATCTCCCATAAATCCCATAGCCATTGGTATGAAATGCATAAATTGATTTCTATAGTCAATCATTTTAGATATCGCACTCTCTTGTTTGTCTGTGAGGATAAGAGTGTTACTTCTCTCAAATTCTTTATTCATATATTCTTTCATTTGAGTTCTTTCTAATATTGACCATATACCTTCCAATTGTCCATTTTCTCGTAAAGCAACCTTTTTTAAATCATCTTCAGTATAATCAATCCCCATATACTCATATTTTTCTTTTGTTATTTTATATACCGTTTCAATTTCATGTTTCTTCATTGATCTATTTAGAGACTTGTACACTGTTGCAGTAGGATCTGTTCCTTTTATAGCCAAAACACCAAAACCATACAATGCACCATGCAAACTTATCATCAACCATTTGAACCTATGGGGATGCTCTGTATCTTTAAGGTATATTAATGTTGTTTCCAAGTAATCTACTGCATTCTCTAATTCATCTATACGATAATAATTTGATTCATCCATAGATATCCACCAAACTTTTACTGAATTTATAACTTTCTTTTAATCTCATCGGGTAGCCTTACCTTAAGATCCATGTCTTTCATTCGTTCATTTCCTGAACTTTATTTTGTGCAATTTCAATCTTTAATTTGATTTTCTCCATTTGTAAAAGCTGAATTTCTTCATCTGTTTTTAAACTTTTATTTTTTATTTGACGGCAAACTCTTTTCAATCTTTTATCTATTATTGATTCTGCAATATTCCATGCGTTAATTTCGGCTTTAATATTATTGTTTTTTATCCTTAATAATAAATCATCTGTATTATCTGCAAAAGGATTTATTCTTAACTCATCAAAGCATTCTTTATTATCTTTATGTATTTTCTGTAAATCGTTATCTAAGGCATGACCTAATTCATGTAAAAATATTATCTGTGCATAATCTAAAAACGGAATCAAAAAACTCATCGACTCCTGTTTCAAAATTTCTACATTGATAAATATTTCACTTGTATCAATGTTATAATACATTGCATAATTATCTTTATCCGTCATGGAGATGTCAATATTTTTCATATCATACTTGCTTAAAATATCATCACACAAATTTAAAATTTCACTCATTATACCATCTCCTTCGCCTACTAATTTCGGCAAAGTCTTCCAAATTCCTGCAACTTTTATAACATTTTCCATGGTGGACTCGGCAGGATTCGAACCTGCAATAATTCAGTTATGAGCTGAAAGCCTTAACCATTTGACTACAAGTCCAAAAAGAAATAACTGACACGCTGTCAGTCTTAATAAACCATTAATTAGCTTCTTCATATTCTCTTAACCAATTATTTATTGTGCTTCTATGTACTCCATACATCCGTCCAATTTCAACTTTATTATAATCCTTTAATAAAGCTTCAATTTCTTCTTTACTCGGTCTATTCTTTTTATTCTCTACTCTATATTTATCATGACATTCATTATCACAAAACTTATCATTTGCAATCAAATAATCTTGACAATAAGCACACTCTTTTACTTGATAACCTTCTTCACCAGTTGCTTTCAATACATCATATAAATCATTCTTCCTAAAAAAGTTATGTAACTTTGTATGCTGACCATGTGACAAACAAAGTAAATTTTCAGGATTATTATTTAGATTATTTAAGTCTTGATGATGTACATGCTCATTATCCTTTATGTATCTACCTAATAACTTCTCCATTATATAAACATGTTCATATACATAACCGTCCTTAGAAGCTTTAGGATGATCTGGGCAATAAACAGTTACATAACCATTTCTCATAGACTTTCTCTTTTTCGATTTACTCATTGTTGCTCAACTCATTTATTTTGCAACTAATTGTACTATCACACATCAACCTATTTCTAAATGCATTATAATCACTTTCAGCAACATTACATTTTATTATTAGTGCATTTAACCGCCTATTACACTCATTCATTATATAATGATATTCATTCATTTTGCTTATAAATTCTTTTTGATTCATGGGTATCCACTCCTGATTATTTATTCTCTTCATCCTCAACTTCCTCTGCTGTACGCATTTCTTTAAACTCTTTTATATACTCTTGCATTTCATCCGTTGAAACGAACATTGTAAACATATTTTTGGACGCTGGGTTAATTGCCGTTGTCAAAGAATACACTCCTTTGTCCTTCAAAAATTTCGCTAATTTTGCATCGTAACAATAGAACACATCTTTCTTGGTAATCATATTTATCATTTCTCCTTTTACTCATATAATTTAAAAATCCAAATAAAAAAGCCACTCTTCTCAGAGTGACTTAAATGCCTATTTAAAACTCGATAGTTAAATTGTCCTGACAATCAGTACATTGTATTCTTACGCTTTTTAGTTCAGGCTCAACCTCCACAGTGTCCATTACAATATTGTTTAATAAATTTCTTACTTCATCTACTGATTTAGCATCTGTTAATGCCCTTTCTACACTTTCATCTTCATCATATCCAATCGAAGAAGTATCTATTTCTTCACCATATATGTACATATCGTTATCAATCAAACTTTTTAACATACTCGCTTTTTTATTGTCATCAGGTGCTAACTCAATATCCTTTTCACAGTTGGAACAATGCACTTTTACAGAAACCAAAACAATCATCTCCTTTTGTAGTATATATTGCATTGGTTAATTCTACAAAAAAAGATTATACCCTTCTTTTTTAGTTCAAATTATCTATTACTTTTTATTCATAAAATAAATTGTTAATAAATCAAAATGCACCCCTTACGGATGCTAATTACCTTCAGAATTAAACTTAATAACATTTACTAATTCAGCATTTTCTCCTAATTCCTTATTGTTTATGTGCTTTTTCAGTTCTTCAACATCACCACTTGTTCTTATTTTATAAACTCCATCTTCTTGAAATGTAAATAAACCAATATCACAAGTTCTACTAACCTGAGTAGAATTAGATGAGATTACATCAAAAATTTGAAGCATTTCATTTAAAGCCATAAACAAATCTGTTTCTCCGATAGTTAGATTAAACTTTTCTTTAATTTCTTCAACTCGTTGAATATTTGAAAGATAATCACCTGGATAAACAATGTCTATTTCTCCCTTTTCTAATACCCTTAAATTAATCCCAAAGTGTTTATTTGAGAGCATTCCTACTCTAAAGAAAACATCATTACCATCAGACCCTAACCATGAGGAAACAATGACACTTTCGTCTATTTCTTTTTTATATAATACATTATTTTCTTTTGCTTTATTTAATACATCCTTAAATAAATGAAGAATGTCATCAGTATTTTTTATATCAAATGCGCCAAGTTGATCTTTTATCTCTACTAAGAAATCAGATAAACCTGCACCACTCGACCAGCCCATCTCAGGTAAATTAATAAGCTTATTAAATCCGTCTTGATATCCACCCTCTTGATTGTGTCCGTAATTAATTCTATTATCAGATAAAATAACTGAGAAAGCGCTATTAACATAAGAAATAACTGTAGTCACTTTATTCACCCCTTTTACTCACTTATTTCGTTAAAAAGAGACTTTAATCCTGCTAATTCTTTACTATTATTTTCCACATTTTGAGAATAGTCATGTACTATACTATCTGCCTTCCCCAAATGCTCACCTACTTTTTCCTAACGTTACGTACGATACCGTCTTTATCAATTTCATATGTCAATCCATTATTCATAATTATCACCTGCTCATATTATTAGGTACTAATAAAAAATAATTATAAAAGGCATCCAGCATTGCCGGACACCTTGCTTATGTATTCTTCTAATTTTATCAATTCATTTTTATGTATATCCTTGACATACCAATTATTTTCAACACAAATCAATTGAACACTTTTATTAAAATTTTCCAAACTCATCATCCATTGCTTTTGTCATTCTCTCAAATTGCTTTAACCTCAGGAGACTTATAGAAAACAAAAACATATACATTAATAATCCTATTGCTGCTGCAACCCAATAACTAACACTTACACCGAGTAAGTTAATAATCCAAGCTATCCCACATGGAACAGCAATAAAAAAGACAAGTGACAACAACATGGTTACACCTGTCAGAATCTTTTCTCCTGTTGTTTTGTCGCCAAAAATCAAATTATACATATTCACTTCATCCTCTTTTCTTTTTATTCTTTATTTTGCATTATGTAATATTAAACACATCACTAACACTCTCGTTGCATAAATCTTCAAACAAACATCTAATACCCATTCTTCTATCATTTAATTTCTCATAAGCTAATACTCTTGCTCTTTGTTCACAATCTGCAATCACATAGCATTTTTCTTTTTCGTTCTTCATTTCATATAGATTCATCGGTTTCTTATGTATAGACTTTTCGCCAACTGGCTTCCAACATTCAGCAGCACAATCACATTCCCAATCACTTAGTTCATCCCAAAGAATAGTTAATTCACATTTAGTACAGTAAAAACTCATGAATCCCCTTCCTTTTCAATCTCATCAAGCAATATCATTACTTTTTCTATAGCTTCCTTCCTATCTAAACTAAAAACATCTTCAATTCTCATATCAAAACGTTCTGCAATAAGACTTGCTCCATGTAGAGCATCCATTTGTTTTATCCCTCCTAGTGATTCCATTTTTTTAATATTTGATTATCTTGTAGTGTTCTAGTTCTCTCCAATATTTTTCTGCCGTTTTCACCAATGTAATCAGGAACATTAATATCATTAAGCTCGATTTTATTTAGTTTTTCATAAATACTCATTTTATCTCTCATCCTGTTTTGAACGTATTTGTTCAGTATTGTCTCATCCACTTCCAGTTTACTTCTGACAAATTCAAAATGATCCAATAATGCTTCTTTAACTATTTCCAACTCACCAATGTCATCAAATTCATCAAGCATATCAATCAAACTGCCATCATTAATTGACTCCTCTTTCATTGCTTCTAAGCTTTCTAAAAGTTCATTCAACATTTTAGACATATTATTTATTCCCCTTTTCTTGTAGTAGTGTTTTTATGTATTCTAAATCCTGTCTAATGTGATAATTGTCCTCTTCAATTTTGTCTAAGAAAGGCAATAACCCATTAAACATTTCCTTGTTCGCTCCACGTGAAGCTTGATACATTTTTGTTTGAAGCTCCTCTAATTCACTTTTACGTGCAACCTGATAAATCAATTCTTCAATTTCATTTTTTGTCAACTTACTCATCCTTTCAATTTCGTTTTGCTACACACGAACAGAGGAATGTCCAATTGGACACCCTCACTGACTCTCATGTGTTCTAGGAGGAATAAATAATGAAAACAAGTATCATTATATATTCGCATATCTATCCTTTTATTTATTGTCGGAGGATAAATGAGGCGACAGCATTACGCTACCGATACCGACAATATTTATTAATTATTAAATTGATTTCCTTTCTTTAATCCACTCATTGATATCAATACGCTCAGGCTTACCCTCTATATATTCTTTTAACTTTTCTATTTTACTCTCTTTCATATTGGCTTTATTTCTGAGAAACAGACTAATCATTGCATCAGAGCAGCCTACATGTTTAGCAGCTTCTCGATTTGTTATTTCTTTTCTTTTCATTTTTAATAACAAATCATACCGTTCATTCCTATTCATTTTCCTCACCTCATTTCACATTTTGTGATTTGACATCTATATCCATTAAAATTTTATTTATTAAAAAAATTGAATATAAAAAAAGAAGCAAGCATTATGCTTACTCCTCTGTCACTCCCGATCAGTGACACAGAATAAAAAGAAAAAAAGAAGAATAATAGAGAGGGAATGGCTAGTAACCTCTCTATATTGTAAATCTGGATAAAGTTCAAGTATTTAAAAAAAATGAACTGAAAGATGCAAATGAATTTACATCTCTTCCCTAATAACCATTCGTCTCACTACAAAAAAACAGCCTGAATACCTTGTTGCACAAGGCATCCAGACATTATCATAAGCTATCGTTACTTAACTACATTCAATTTATTGAATAAAATTCAATTATTTTAACGATTCTAAATCGGTTATTTTTTCTTCTTCCTATTTTTTCTTTCTAACCTTCTCTTTTCCCTCATCTTAGCACATTCGTCACAATATTTCTGTCGATTATTTTTCTTTTCAATTCTCTCCAAACAATCTTTACACTGTTTAGTGTTTTCTACATTGTTATTAAGATTGCCTAATATAATGTTACCAAAACAATCCCAGAGAATTGATTTATATTTTGCCTCTTCTGTATAGGCATACTTTACAAGCACATTAACAACACGTTTCTTTCTTTTTTCCTCATCTTCTCCCATTTTCAATTCTTCAGCCTTATTAAGCAATTGCTTTTTCATTTCTTGATGAATCCAGCTTAAATTTCGCTTTTCTCCATCCTCATCATACATCATTTTCTTCTTTTGCCTGCTGAGTTCTTTGTATTTATCAATTATTTTATAATCCTCTTCTTGAAATTTATATTGCTGATTGCTCATAAGCAATTTATAGTCAAACCACCCACCAGCATGTTTTTTAAATTGGATCTGCTTTTTCGCTTCAGAATTATCTATAATGTCCTCAAGCCTATTCACTACACTCTTATTTTTTGGTTGTACTCTCTTCTTATTTTTTGCAAATTTAAAGAAATAAGGCAACTTCTTACTCTTATATTCGTCAATAATTTCTTCTTTTTCTCCTTTTGGCTCTGGTAAAAAATTTGTTTTGGCAAAATCAATCATATAATTATTGTAGGCTGTTAACCATTTCACCGCAGAAATGTTAAGCTCCTCATCGTTCCATATCTTGCTTATGTTGTTTGAGATTTCGCCTATATTCCCCTGATAGGCTAACTCTATAGACTTTATAATGTTATCTTTATCAATTATTTGTGCATCTGCTTTTTCCATCTTATAGTACAATGGTACAATTTCATCTTTTTCTCCAATTCTTATGTTCCTCTCAGCAATATCTGTAAATAATTTATCCTGTATGACTGGGCTTGAATCTCCATCACAATCGAATTGCAGTAGTTTACTAATCGGATCATAAATGCTTGTATATATACCATTCGTAATAAACCATTTTTTCTTTTCTTCATCAATCACATTCTGCCTAGTCCCATGCTCTCTGTACAAATGTGGCGACCTAAGCATGTCAACAGTGCCATTTTCGTATAACTTACAGAACACTTCACCATTTTTAAGCAACCCTTCAGGCTTCTCTTTATGTAAAAATAATCTCTCGCAAAAAGCATACATATCAGGACAGATATATACGTGATTTCCTTTGATATTAAGTTTGCCAGCCTTAGCACCGTTTATCATTGCTTCCTTTTTGTCCTTAATCATTTGCTTACTATATGGATCATCAATAAGCTCAGGATAGATAGTAAGTGCTTGCTGATAATATGTTCTTTTTTCAATCTTTTCTTTTTCCGTCTCTTTCATATCGACGCCAAGAGCCTTCATCATATTATCTTTATCTTTTGCTATATTGGAAATCTCATCAATAGTAGGCTGTGCTAGTGCCTTTAACTCCTCATCAGATACATCAGTAAGTGTTTGTAAATATTGATATGATAGCTTTATTTCCTCTTCAGGCTTCGTTTCTTCATTTAATTTAGCAGCTTCACAATTATATTTTTTAAAGTTGTCCTTGTACTCTTGCCAATTCTTATAGTATTTCCACATCTTAAACTGAGACTTAGTAAAAATAATTTCAATTCCATTTTTTTCAATATCCCAAGTCTTATTGTATATATCTTTAACCTTCATACTTGCGCCTTCATGCTCATTTATCCAAGCTTTGAAATCAATCGGGATTAAAAGCCCTTTAAAAAATGGCATCCTGAACATAAAACTTTTCTTGCTCTTTTTAGAATTTCTCGGTAATATCATTCCTGCTCCATCAGTATGTTCAATTGGAATGTCCATTTTCTTTCTATTAATCTTATATGTATCTCTATTTATGTAATCAACCTCGGCATAAACATCAGTTTCTAAGTCATTAACCACAATAGCCCGGTCAATACTAAAGTTAGTCCATTTTTTACTAGCTGTAGCAGACAAAGCAAGATAAGCCAAGTATTTATTAATATTAACTCCATCTTTATCATTAATATCATAAGCAGATAAGCCGCAAGTAAGTTGATTCTTATGTTTTTCCCAAGCAACTTCTTTAATCCACATGCTCTTGCGTTGTCTCATCTGTCCAGCACTAGCCGTCAGGAATATGTAAAACTCACCTTGATATGTAAAGCCATTATTAATCATATTTTCTAGGATTTCAAAATGGTATGTCTTGACAACAATAATGTCAGTGCTAATTTTATTCACCTCAGCACCTATTGTACGTGTCAGAGTTGAATCAAAAAGAGAAATGATACTCTCACCATTATAACGTTGCTTCCCTTCTTTATCGTTAAAATACAGAGCATCAGGATTCAATTCTCTAGGAACTTCTTTGTCTATGTTTTCTTTAATACGTTGCTTCAGTAGTATTTCATCATCTTCAATTTTTTTCTTGGTTAATTTGATAAAATCCCTGAGTTCCTTTTTGGTATTCTTAAAAGTTTTTGTCTGCTGTAAGAGTATATAAATTTCTAATAAATCCTTGTTAACTTGGTAGTATGAATCACTTGAATACTGAACCTCTTCCTGTTTCTCATTGATCAGTTTATTTATTTTATCTTGAAACTTATTTTTATTATTTAGCTTTCGCAACTTTTTCAATTCTTTTGATTTAATACGATTATTTTTAAGTCTATCGCTGATTGCTTGTTCATCTTCAAATAAAAATGCATCCGTTGTGAGAGAAAATACATGTACCTGACTACTTAAATTATTCTTCTTTCCACTTCTTCTTTTTTCCCTTCCCATTATTAATTCCTCCATTTTGGTTAAAATTTAGATTATAAACGCTCACAGCTACTTTTGTTTGTGCTGTCATTGTCATTCGCTCCTTTTGTTTAAAAGATATCTTCTATTCTTTCTTTTTTTCTTTTTTTCTTAAATTTGTTTGGTTTAAAGTCTATTTTAGTAACGTTTGACTTCTTCTTGTTCTCTTTCTTTTTTTGAGCAAAAGTTTTCTCTTTGTCCTTGAATGGTTTAATCTGATAACTATTCTTTTCTTGTAGCTTCTGTTTTCTTTCTTTACTCTCTTTTTCTGTATACTCTCCAGTGTTCACATAAATCACGTTTCGATCAATTGCTTGTTGCAAATATTTTATGGCAGTCGGTTTAGAAACCTGTAAGATGCTTGCCCATCTGTTTAAATCACATTTAAACTCTTTATTAAACCTGCTCCACTTAGCAACAGCACAATATACATAGCAATCATACATATCATCAAATTTGTCAAAGTCGACTATGCTAAAACGATAAAATGAATTTTCATCTATTTTTTCAAAATCCACATCAATAAGTTCAGTGTTACTCTTCACATTTTTAAAATCTCCATCTATATAGTTTGTAATTACTTTTTTATGGATTAAGTTGTTAATAATTTTCTTGACTTTACTCTTTGCCTCTTTTGTTTGTTTTGCATATGGAGCGCTGTTTAACTGAGATAGTAAATCAATATTAAACTGGACTGACCCTCGCAAGTTGCTTAGAGAGTATATTAAACAATATGTATATAGCTCCTCTGGAGTCAAATGATACTCTGATCCATCATCTGTAAATGAATCGGGTAATTTTATGAATGAATCACTCGTCAAACATCTCACCTCCTTCATTAGGTAATTTCGTTTTGTGTTAATCTATCTATTGGTCTATCTATACTCTCTCTATTAAACAGTCAAAATAACATCCCCTTTAGACATGTAATTTGAAAACTTTTCAACCAATCTTCGTAAATTTTATAAAAACTTTTCCCTTTTGTCGTAATTTTTATTTTACCCACTTTAATTTCACCTCCTTTTGATTAATAATCGTGTCTGTATAATTAAATTTCCTGTTGTTATACAGACATTTTTTATTGACTTTTTGTTAATAAGCGACTAAAATAAGAATTGTAATAATATATTATGGAATACCTTTAACAATTTTTAAAAAAACTACTTATCTATCAATCTTACCATGGAACTCAAAATTCGTCAATAGATTTTGAGGGTTTTTCCATGGGATTTTTTAATTGTTATTTTCTATTACTTCTTATCAAAATATTCTTTTGTAGCTAAATCATTAAAACGTGACATTATTTCTTCATGTCGCTCTGTTAAAATTCCTGTTTGTTCGTAAACAATATGTTGTTTTGATTCAATGTTCTCAAGGCGTTTATTTATTCCTGACATTCCTTGTTTCATCCCTCGCTGCTCTGTGTCTATTTTTTCAAGTTTTTCAAGTATCAATTCTAAGATTTTTTCACTCATATCAACACCCCTCATTTAATAATAAATAATATTTATCCTTTTATTTATACTACTTCTTCATGTAATAGCTATTTTTATTTCCTTCGTTCTTTAACCATTTATAAAAATGATCTTCATGTACCATCAGTTTCCTCCCAACTTTCATTGTTGGAAGCTCTCGACTGTGCATAAATTCATACACCCTGTCTCTCCCAAGTCCAGTAATCTTTCTTACATCCTCAACAGTTAGTAAAACTTTATTTGGTTCACTCAT